AATATCCAACCCTTGGTCCTATGGCTTGCAAACCTTCTACCTGACACATCTGATATGCCTATCTTGACAGCCTTATATAGTGGGCTATAGAGTATGTATAGTAGGGTCATATGTCTATTATACTTGACATCCCCCGCCAAATCTGAGATAATGGTTTTATGACAGATATAGAAGACTTCATTAAAGAGCCTTGGAAAAGGTTCAACGAGATGAGAAACACACCACACGAATGTGATTACGATTACAGGATAGACTCCTCTGGCACTATGTTCTTTGAGATATGTAAACTATGCCTTGACACTAAAGGTGTGATTGAGATGGACGAATGAGATGTAAAGCCCTTACCAAAAAGAAAACTCATTGCAGCATAGATGTTGAGGATTTTCGCAAAAATGGTTTGTGCCATGTCCATGATCCTAATGGAAAGTTTAAGATACAGCAACGCAACAAAGGATGGAAAGATCATACCGTCATTGGTGTGTGTGACCACAAATGGTATATGCGTGATGTAGGAATCCAGTGTACTAAATGCTTTGAGGTTTGGACAAATGACATATCCTAACTGTGGCACCTATGCTGGATATCGTAAACACCACAACCATAAGACTAAACCCTGTGTTGAGTGTTTGGCCGCATCAAGTGTCTATAATAGATTACGATATGCCAAGAATAATCGTGCTCATGTAACTGCTAAGTATCGTGCCTCAAACCTTGATAAGGTAAGAGATAGGGAACGATCTAAGAATAGGCGACGCAGAGCAAAGATTACGAACGACTACAATGAACTCCAGGTTATATCTGTCTATGGTATTGATTGCTACTTATGTGGTAATGAGATTGACTTTATGGCTCCCCGAAAATGTGGGATAGAAGGTTGGGAGCAAGGATTGCATATAGACCATTTGGTCCCTCTTGCAAAGGGTGGCTCAGATACCTTAGAAAATGTTAGACCAGCACATGGGATATGTAATTTAAGAAAATGGGCCAATCAGGGATAGTAACCCATAGTGCCCGTCTAGGGCATAGGAAGGTTTATAACTCCTATTTTGCGCCGAACTTTAAGACAATAAAAAAACCCGCCTAATCAAAAGACTAGACGGGCTAATTTATTTAATTACATTATTTTTTCGCCGTCATCAAATCGTGCGACACCTGGCTTTAGTCCTGGAAATGCTGACTTTAATGCTGCGATTGCTGCATCTTTTTCTGCTCGTGTAACTGCTTTGTTGCGTAATTCGTTGGCAGCCACTTGCTCTGGAGTATACTCTCTCTCAGGCATTTTTTCTGGTGTGTGTTCTGAAGTTGTCATGATCTAATTATAGCACAATATTTGAGAACTGCTGGCCTTAAGGTATGATAAAATAGTCCAATGAATAAGTTGGACTCATCATACAGTAAGTTTATGGGCTACAAGGTAGCCTGCATTAAATGCGATGAACTATATTTTCAGCCTAATGACGATCCATTTGTCTGTTCACCTTGCTCTGGAAGTTAGTGGTATAATAGTTCTATGTCATATATGATCAACAATAAGCCAGTGGGAAATAGTCCTGAATCAATTGAAAGAACTGAGTCGTATCACAAATTTTTAAATAAATTGGGAAACTCTACAGAAAACATCATAACTATTCCTAACTTTTTATCAGAAGAGGAAATATCTTATCTTATGGATGGCCTAGAGGACAGACACTCTCATCGTTTTGTTTCTCAAAAAGGTCCCAATGGGGAGCCATTAACCTACATGCGTAAATACGATGGTCTGCCTGATAGGTACAATCTTATAAGTAGAGTTAAAGATGAAATAGAAAAAGCATACAAACTAGAAGATATCAAGATATTAGAAAAAGAAGAGTTCTTGGGTGTTGTTCACTGGGAAACTGGATCTTACTTAAATACCCATGTAGATGATCTTGGTTATGTAACAGAAAATCATTTGCCAATTATTATTTATTTAAATGATAACTATGAGGGTGGGGAGATTAAGTTTGAAACACACGATCTTTCCATTAAACCAAAGACTGGTGACTTGGTTGTATTCCCTGGAAATATGCATTACGCTCATGAGGTTACAAAGGTTTTATCTGGAGATAGATACACACTACCTATTTGGTTTACGATAGTAGAAAATTGATGGATAGCACAAAAAAAAGAAAACTGCTAGACGGTTCTGAAGTAGATGATTACGACTACCCAATTGATTTAATACTTCATACAAGGGCTCCTGCAAAGTGGAAGTTGATTGACCTTGAAACAGGACAAGAGTATCTTGGTTCGGAAATATCTCATGAAACATTTGGAGAACTTTTAAGAAGCAAGGTAGCAAAGGCTAAGATAGGGTCTTGGTTTAAAACAAAAGGAAGAGTAATAAAAAATGGATAATACAAATAAGCCTATAACATTTCACTGGATGTGGAGAAGACACTGGCAGATAAACGACAGCATTGAAAATCTAGACCTCAAAGGAATTCTTGGTATGGCACAAGAACTAGATGGTGCTAACGTAAAATCTGTTTTGCTTCCGTACGGTCCAGGAGGTATCGATTTTTCTTTAGTTATAAAAGAAGCATTAGAGCAGACCAATCAACTAATAATGACAATTGCTCTACCAGCATATGGAACAAGCCCTGACTATGCTGCGAAGATTGTTGATACTTTAAACAAGTTTGCACCTGGCAGAATCGGCGTAAATCTTGTTGCTGGAAGATGGGGAGATGAAGGAAATGGTCCTTCTGAAAAGTTAGTATTAGATCATTATATGCATGACTCATCACTGATTGACACGCTAGAAAAAAGAGTAAGAATCTCTGCAGTTTGGATGGATAAGGTCATGGACCTAATGCACAGCCATCAGCATAAAACCCATATGGCGGTTGTTGGTTCTTCAGACACAACAATTGAAATAGCAAACAAACACTGTGAGTATATTTATGTTGATGATAATCTATTATTTAGAGATCAGTTCAAAAAGATTGATCTTAGTCGTGTTAAACCAATTGTCATTATAGATCCACTCATCACCAATCATCCAGATGATGAAAAATATGTCAAGTATGATAAAAATGCTCCAGTTAGAAAACAGCATCATTTAATAAAGGGTTCATTAATAGATGTTGTTGCACAAATAAGGAATCTCTCTGAGCAGTTTGGCATTTATGACTTTATGATTCATACTGATCAAGAAGATATTAGCAAGTTGCTAGATATGGTAAAAAACTTTAATGACATTGTCGTGCCTGAAGGAAATGTAATCGGCTACTCTGACTTAACAGTACAAAACTTTAATAATATTGGAAGTGATCCTAGCAACATAAAAGTATTCAATAATTATTTAACAAAAGAAGAATGTGATCATATTATAGAACTTATAAACAGTACAGAGACAAGCAATAATCGCCCTTTGCAACCAGATAGTTCTGGAAATCCTGCAGTATCGTTGCTTTATTATGATTCACTCAGATATTCAGAAAAATATATACCTGGAATTCAAGATATTGTAGAAAAAGAATTTGGTGTAAAACTAAAGCCAAGAAATTCTCGCTTTGCTCAATGGGTTCATAATAATAGTCGAACCATACCAATAGATGACATGGGCCATAAAGACTCAAACCATTTGGCAGGATGGGTTTATCTAAATGATGACTACGATGGTGGTGGTTTGTCTTTTATTAATCAGGGATTATCACTTAAGCCAAAGGCTGGTGATCTAATTATATACCCTGGAAATCCTCACTATTGGTATCATGTAGGACCAGCAAATGGTTCAAGATATATTATGCCAATCTGGTTTGATTTTGTTTAATGGTATAATTATTAAATGGAAAAGTCTAAATGTTTTTTTTGCAATAAAGATGCAACTCATTACGATGTAGTGGTGGATCACGCTGACTATATAGTTGCAGATGTTTGCTTAGATCATCTTTCTATAGGGCTTGTATCGTAAAATGTCGAATGTAACAATTATTACATACCCCAGGTCTGGGGCAAACTACCTATCAAATTTACTACTGAATAACTGTAGACAAGATATAAAATATTTTCATATTCCTGAGAATCCTGATCGCTTTATTATAACTGTTGTACGAGATCCTTTTCAGTCGATTCACTCTCATGTAACTATGAGAAAGCATTATCACCCAGATGAAGGATATAGCAAAAGATACAATGAAGAGTATAAGGATATGTGTAACTTTTTGTATGAAAATGCAGACATTGTTATTGGGTACGAGGATCTAATAGAATTTCCAGAAAAGGTATTGTCAAAGATTTGCACTGATCTTAAGTTTGAGATAAATCCATTAGAAATTTATGTACCTATAGCAGAAGACAACAAGGAAAACACATATCTAAGATCAAGTAAAACCTCTCATAAATATAAAGAAAAGCATTTTGCTGTAGAAGATATAGAGGATTGCTATGATCCATACAGAAAACTATTGTTAAAAAAAATTATTCTGTGATAGAGGTCTAAAATGTATTTAACAGAAAATATTATAAATTTTTACAAAAACAATAATAAAAATAGTCGATACTTAAGGAAACACTTTACAAGCACAGGCCATGTGGGGCGATATGATCCATATCAGACAGGTGTTGTTGATAATAAATCAAACGGAAATGCTTTTGTATCAACAGTTGATGAGTATAATACATATGAAATCAACAGTCTTGGACTTCGTGGGCAAGTTTATAAAGATGTCGATGTATTAGCCTCTGGCTGTTCTATAACTTTTGGTATTGGTGTTCCAGAATTAGGAAGATGGACAAACATATTAAATGATAAAATTAATAAAGATGTTATGAATTTGGGAAACCCTGGAGCATCGGTACGCAGTATTTGTCATAATATTATTCAGTACTGCATGAACAATAAAATGCCAAAAGAAATTTTTTGCCTTATGCCAGATTTTTTTAGAAGTATGGTTGTAGTAGATAAAGAATTCTATAAATCAAAAGTTAGTAGGCCAGACAGTGAAGAGCCTGGCTCTCTACACCTAGCCTACTGTAGCCCCAGCCTTATCTATTACGAAAATAATATTTTTATGCAAATAAAAGATAAAAAATTTATAGAAGACTCAACATCCCCACATCAACTAGTTCTAGATGCTGTAAACGATATTTACATTTTAGAATCATTTTGTTTGTCAAACAATATAAAACTATATTGGACAACATGGCATAGGCCAAGTTCTTTAATTCTAGAAGAATTGATAAATTTAAAAGATTTTAAATTAAAAAATTTTTCACCTTTTATGGTTTCTAGTAAGTCCGACAATTTTAAAGAGCATATACAAAAATATTGTGACTTGTTTCATAAGTCTGAATTTAATGATCACTTATGCTGGTCAAAAGGATCTGATTATTCTATTATAGATTATAAAAAAGCGCCAGGAGAGTATCATCCAGGAATTCATTTTCACCACCATGTAGCAGATTTTTTTTACAACCTATACAATCAAGATAATACCAGGGTTTGACTTATTGTCCAGTTTAGGGTATACTGGATATATGATTCAATGGATTGCTGACTATGCACACTGGGTACTTGCCTGTATTGGTGTATCTGGTATTTATTTTGTTGGAAGAAAAACTCTTTGGGGATGGTTTGTTTTATTGTTTAATGAGTGTCTATGGATAGCCTATGCCTTAGTAACAGACCAGTACGGTTTTATCTTTGCAGCAGTAGCATACGCCGCTGTTTATATTAGATCATACCTTCACTGGAGGAGAGATGCTTAGGCATTACGATATACCTGATCCTTTCCAAACCTTTGTAGCAAAAAAGTATGCTAACGCCAAAGGTTATGTACATGACTTCTTTACTGGAGAATGGTCTTATAAGTGTTTAACTTGTAAGGAAGAT